TACGGAGTCGGTGAGAAGACCGGCCGCGTATACCTGGAGGTGAACGACAAGGACGTGTTCCAGGGGTTCATCGGTGTGGGCAAGTTCAAGGCAATGAGCCGCACCTAAACAAAAAACATATAAAGCGCAAAGACGCTAAAAACAAAACAAAATAAAACATTTTTGAATTAAGAGCTGGGTACATACGACTTAGAGCCCGTGAAAAAGCTGTATAAAAATGCGATGGGCGGAATGCCCCAGAATGCAAAAAATGGCATGAAGAAAGCCAGAGCAGCCCACACGTAAGGATTCACAAAGTTTTTGCCGTATTCCATAGCTGCAAAGATAGACCACACATACAAAAACACTCCTAGGAAACGAGCAACATTACTAAACAGGATTCCAACAGCCGAGGAAACGTTCCCGGCTGGCGTCACGCTATCAGGACCTTCTACAGCCGGGGCGCTTATAAAGAACCGCTCGCCGTCCTTGAAAGTTTTTGAATTGGGGGCTCCGTTTAAAGTATAGTCCACCTGCAATTCTTTTTGCTTGTTGGGATTCGGGTCGGGGAGACCCACGGCTGAGAAACTGACGCGCAAATCTATCTTGCCGTTGTTGACCATCATCTGAACGGCATTGGTGACATCAGTAAAATTTCCGGGGTAGCCGTAGTCGGCGCGCGTAATTTGAAGACCGGTCGCCACACGCTCAGGAGGAGCGTTGACATACAGATTATCGCCATCGCGAACGGAAGTGCTGAGTCCAACACCTCCATTTATGGAGTAAGATACATTCAAAGTCTTGGCTTGGTTGGGCGCCGGGTCAGTGACGTCCAAAGTTGCGGCGCTTACGTTGTTGATACTGAGCACTCCATTCCTTACTGCGTTGGATACGGCTGTAGTGACATCTACGGACGACGAAGTTGTTCCGTAAGTGGCATTGGAAACTGAAATTCCACTCATCTTACCTTCTTATTATGAAGAAAACACGACATTTGCTACGCCTCCCAGGAATCTTAGGAAGTTGTAGGATTCTACGAACACACGGACATTGTATGTGTAAGCATATGTTTGGGCTGTTCCTTTATTCACAATAGTTACCAAATCGTTAGGGGAGTAAATAAGTTGCCCGTTAGCATTTCTTGCGTTGGGGTTCACTACGGTGGGGTTCGGATAGAAAGCAGTGGATTTCAGGATACAAATTGTCGTGGGCGGAGATGCGTTATTGGAAATGATTGGGGGTTGGACGTACGAGCTGCGCAGGACCGTGTGGTTGAACATGGAGCCGTTGAGCTGTCCGGAAGGCTGAACCTTGTCGTGATTGAGTGCGAACGAGTAGCAATAGATTCCGGGAATATCGGTAGTTCTTCCTGCGTTGAAGCGATAGTTTTCAATGTGGTTAAAGAACTCCGTTTGCTTGTAGTTGAAGCGCTCTGTGCCGTCCAAAATAATAGAAGAGTCCAGGAGAATGTCGCGCTGGGACGTTCCGCTTGGTAAAGCGTTGCCCGAAGAATACCACGGGGTCATGAAAAAGAGTCCAGATTGGTTGAGCGGCGGCTGGTTCGGATTGACCCAGTTCGTGTAGTTGTCCGCGTCGTTTTCAAGCGCCCGATCGCTTCTTTGTGCGACCCAAACAAGACGAGTGCACAGGTTCCGCATCGTCAACTCCAGGTCATTAGAAGGACCATATTCTCCAAACGTGGAAATGATGTTCAATTGCTTGATTATGAAGGTCTGGTCGGACTTCGCGATGTGGATCAGCTCGGCATCCGTCACAAAAATGTAGTTACACTCCAGAAATGCGTTAGTGTTCCACTGATACAGGTTGGGGTTAGTGGGAGCTGAAGGAGTGGGGTAGATTACATAAGTAGGAGGCGATAGGAAGTTGTTGATTGCGTAAAGGCTGTTGGAAGGATCGGGGGCAATGCGCTGTCCGAAGGTGGGGCTGGTAGGGTCAACATCCCTTACCGTAAATAGCGAATAGATATTGTTGAGTTCCACAACTATGTCTACTTCGGACTGCTGAATAGCAATCAGGGGTAAGGCGGAGCCCACGTCCTCACAGAACCAAAAGTGTAGGGGGATGGTGAGAACGGTTCCCTGAATCGACGGCTCAGCGAGAGCAGTTGGTCCAGAAATGGCGTGCGGATACTGGTTGGTTCGACCATACGCGTTTCCGGGGTCTCTATACTGGGGGAGATTGCCCACCATCGTGTCCACAATAACCTTTTTGTTAGCCGGAAAGGTGAGGGCGGCATACAGCTTCATCCACTCGCCCGTATGTCTCACGATTTCCTGGCTGTTGATTTGGATTGACGTGTAGTTGATCATGTTGTAACCTATGTTGGGGATCCACTGGAATTCATATCCTATTGCGTTGGAAGAGCTGTTGATTGGAGCTCCAGCCGGGATCGCGCCCTGAGGAATGGGTACTACTGGCGAGTAAATTGGGGGGAGCGTAATGCTGAGGTAGCAGTCGTTCAAGAGCTGGGCGTTGCGGTCAATGCGGGCGCTCAGGGTAATGCTGCCCGAGCCGGGAATGGCAAGATTAGTGTTCTTAAAGAAAATTCTGAACTGCTCCATCGCAAAATCGGTGTGGCGCTTGTACATGCTGCGGAAGTGGGTAAAGGAGGGGTTTCCGTTCACAAGCTGGTCTTGTGCCCCTTTAGCCACTAATTGAATCAATCCGCCCGGCATCTCTTGTTATTTATTACGACTATAATGAAAACCTTATTACGGCAGAGAAGTACCACTACACTTGGTGCAAATGCCCTTCTTTAAGGGGCTGTACGGCACAGAGCAAGAGCAGAGCTTTTGGACAGACAGGTTCTTACCGGTGTTCGCGGCCTGCTGGCTCTGGAGCACGTAGTCAGTCGTGTTATATGCCTTGAAGTTCGTCCAGTCCGAAGCCATGTTGCGATACTTGGAAGTGCCAGTGGTTCTCGGAATCAATAAAGACACGTTGCGTTTGCTCTGAACAATGGGAAGTTCGGCGGAAGTTCTCGCAGAGTTGTTCCAGAGACCCTGTCCCACAGCCTTTAGTTTCTTTAGGCGCGTCCAGTCGCTCGAAGAAGTGAGGCGCGTTCCTGCTTGTCCGTTTGACATGGTTGCTCCGCTAAAAGCGTTTGAGACGGTCGCCATCTTTATGAAACTACAGAGGTAAAAAACCGGATTTCGCCCAGAGACGTTCTGAGTCCGATTTTCAGCAGTCTCTGCGTGTCCTCGAAGGCAAGAAAGTCAAACACCTCGTTTGTATCAGGATCCAAAACCATCATTATGCCCTTTACCCTTATTTTCTGGAGCTTGCGCGCCTTTCTGATAATGTTGCGCATGTAAAGCGTGTCCTTTTCCTCGGACATGTAGTTCGGGCGGAAAGCCAGGTCTTCGGGCTTGGAAGTGGTGTCGAAGCGCATGCACTGGATCACTGGCTTCTCGCGCGAATGGAGCTTGCGGTGGATCTCGCAGTCTATCGCCGCCTGCTTCAAAATTAAAGCAATGTTCTTGATGATGCGCGACTTGCGATAGCTCACTTCATAAAGGTACTCATCAGAAGTCATGAAAGCCTGACGAGGTTCGCCACCTTCGTATCGCTTCAGGGACGTGTCGTTGCGCCGGATGGACACGATGTTGGGTCCTTCGCTGGTCGTGGTCTGGGTCTCGGAAAAGACTGATAAGTAAAGCTTGACGCGAACGGTGCGCTCTTCCAAGGGCAGTTTGCGGTGCGAGCAGATGCGGATGGCGCGCCCTATAACTTGGTCAATGCGCGCGGGGTTCCAGTAAGACTCCATAATATAAACGTCGCGCACGTCGGCGAGCGTAATACCTTCCGCGGCAGCCGAGGAGCCCATGAACACGCAGAGGCGGTGCTCTTTTATTGCGTCTTTCAGTGTTTGAGGGAAGGTGTCGGCGTAGTCCTGGTTAAAGATTTGGCGGTACAGCTCGCGCTCCTCCTCGTTTCCGCCGACGAACATAGCATAAGCCGGCTTATCCTTGTCCATCGCCGAATCCTCTTCCCAGACCCCTTGCTTTTTCACTAACTTGTATGCTTGGAACCCGTTGGCTTCCAATATAGCGGCAAATAGCCCTAGTCCTTCCAACGACTTGTACTGGGAATAGATGAACTGGTTTTTGTATCCCTTGACGTTTTCGGTTATGTCCGCGAGCATCTGGGCCATCTTGGGAGAGTAAATTTTCAAAGCTTCGGGCGAAAGGTATTTTGCAGGATCTTTCTTTAGAGCTTCCAAGACTTCGGGTTTGTCAACCAAAGTTTCTTCAGTAGTGTTCTCGTCAATTTTCACACGAAGTTCAGGGGGAATAGCGTAATTACACGCAAGGCGGGAAGTCATACGATAAGATCCGAAGTCCGAATCAAGCTCAGACTTCATGCGAGCCTGCCTCTTTTCGCGCTGGATCTCTTCCCATCGGGCTTCCAGATAGCGCAAAAACTGCTCGTCGGACATAACAATTTTAGTCAAAGTGGAATCCTCGTCCAAGCGCTTGGGCAGTAAGCGATCATCGGCACCCTTGTAGTAAGATACTAAGCCCTGGATACGCCGGGCGAGAAGCAAGGGGTTTTTTATGGAAAGTCCGTCTACGAAAGTGTTCACGAACTTTTCAAACTCAGTCGGTAAACATTCAAGCTTTTCCACGATCATGCGGTCCGCATCAGCTAGTTCGGTTCCGGCAAACTGGATCTCGAACTTCGCCTTCCAAGTTTTGACCCAATTCTTTATATCGGGGTCCTGATCCATATCTTTGTTGTATTTTACGGCTATGCGCTCGCCCTTCTCATTGTACTCACTCTGAAAATAAGGCGGGTTGCGCGTCAGCATCACAATGCGCTTCACGGAATTGTATTCAATGGTATCAACGTCTTT